GTTCAAAGTAAGATTGGGGACTACCAAACTCACTATCATAGAACAACATAACTGCATCTTCCTTAGCCCTCAAATACGCACCCGCCATTAGCAGGGCAAATGAAGTCTTGAAGTGCTTAGAAGGCCCGGCAAGGACTGTTAAGCCAGGCGTGACACCACCGTCAATACTTCCGCTCAACGCGACATTCACCATTGGAACATCGGTTGGCACCATATCTTTTTCTGTGAAGAACTTACTCTGATCCAAAACCTCGGTGGTTTTGATCTTACTATTTTTCTTCAGTTTGTCCATAATTGACATTATTCGATTCCTCTCTTTCGTCAAGTTCATATTGTTTGCGATAATCGTTGTTTATATTAACACATTTATCAAGTAATGTCAAGTTCTCATCGAAGATTGTGAATGCTTTTGTGTCCTTGGGGAAACACGCACCACCGAATCCACGTTTCATATCATAGCCAGGAACACGAGTATGACCTATGCCGATGCGTGGGTCGCGACCAATTGCCTTGGCAACAGTAGGATAGTTACAACCAAAGTCCTGAAGTGAATCATACAGTTGGTTGAAGAATGTTACTTTCATAGCAAGATACGAGTTCACACCATACTTGATGTATGCCGCCTCAGGCCCAGAACAGAAGATGAACTCAGTCGCGTTACACAGACTATACACATCATATAACTGTGCAACACCTTGACATGCGTCAGGGTGACCACCAAGGATATGATACTCAGCATTGACGAACTGCTCCTTTGCATTTGACTCAGTCAAGAACTCAGGGTTGATCGTCAGTCGTTTCAGGTCATCCTCAAACAGTGAGTTGTAAAGTCGGTCAACAATGTCTGGGGTGATTGTTGATTTGATAATCACACCACACTCAGTGTGTTCCAGTAGTTTCAGTGCAGCATCTTCTACAATAGAAGCATCGATGAATCCACTATCCGCCATCGGTGTGGGTGCACAAATGAATACCAGATGTGGTTCCCACTCAACTAAGTCATCAATGGTTGTGTTGTACTTGGGATCAACATAGAACTTATCGATCTCAGGGTGAGTGAATGCATAGTCCACTGCACCACCCACAAATCCATGGCCCACAATGCCAATCTTTAGTTTACCCATTACATCCTGCACAGTTCCGTCAGGATTCATATTTCTCATACCGTCATCGGTCATTTAGTTTACTCCGTAATATTCCTTGTACCATCGAATGAAGGCAGCAACACCTTCCTCAATATTCACTTTGGGTTGATACCCTAGTCCTCTCAGTTTTGTTGTGTCACTCCATGTTTCAAGAGTGTCAGCAGGATGACGAGGCGCGAGAACTACATCTGCCTCTCTTCCTAGTTCCTTACTTATGCAGTCAATAAAGTGCATGAGTTCAACTTGTTTACCTCTACCAATATTGTAGATCTCGTTGTTCTCTGTGTCAGAAAACATCGCGAGTTTGATACCCTCAATGATATCACCAACATAGGTAAAGTCTCGTTTCATCTTACCGTAGTTGTATGCCTCAATAGGTTCACCCCTGACAATCGCATCAGTAAACTGAAACAACGCCATATCAGGTCTACCCCACGGGCCATAGACGGTAAAGAATCGAAGACCCACATTGTACAGACCAGAGATACTGAACTGACATTCGTTGATGTACTTGGTGTAGGCATAGGCATTCAACTGGTGTCCGGTAACTTCACTCTCAGTCCACCCAGTTTTGGGAATAGGTGTGCCACCATAGACTGAACTAGTGGATGCATAGACTACCTTCTGTACATCATACATCTTACAGACTTGAATCAGGTTCTGAGTAGCGTCAATGTTGTCTTTATGGTAGATAACCTCTTTACCAAACGAGTCTCGTACATTCGCACGAGCAGCAAGGTGCATGACAATGTCGGGACGAATAGCACCAAATGCACCATCCAGATCATCAAAGTTTTTGAGGTCACACGGAAACACATGGTGCCCATGAGAGATGACCCGTACCTTCTTGAGATTAGGATCATAGAAGTCATTGAAGTTGTCGATACCTACGACATCAAATCCATCATCTATTAGTGATGCCATAAGGTGAGTGCCAATAAATCCTGCCGCACCCGTAACTAGTATTCTCATTATCCGTTCCTGTAAATATATTCCAATGCCCTATCCGCCTCTTTATCTAGGGGTCTGTTTTCGTACCAGTTACCAGTCTCCATATCCAACTGACTACACATCTGTGCAATCTGACCCGCAGTAATAGGGTAACCTTTGGAGACGGCATTACCCGCGATAGCAATCATGATCTGGTACATCTTGTGATACCAACCAGTACCAGTGATTGCACGATACTCAAGTGTGAGTCGTTTGGGGAAGAAGGGGCAGTCATGATATGATGTCCAAGTGATATCGGTATTGTCCAGTGAGTTCTTACGATGTTCAATCACGGCCTTCTGCAACTCAGGTGGCAGTCTGTCCATGAAGGTCTTACCTTGCGGTTCAACAAACGAATACTTGTTCATCAACATATCAGGGTCTAGTTTGACCCCATCATTAGTGAAGATGAAACTGTATGCGTCTGGATACTGTGCGGGGACATAGTACATACGGGACAGGTCTTTGGTCTGCTTGTCACCAAGTTCATCGAACTGCTTGTTCATGGCAAACCAGAAGTGTGCCAGATCTTTACTCTCGACAGTACGAGTCAAAGGGAACACCAGACGGAACTTAGGTTGCTCGTAGGTAGACGATGCGGTATTGTAACACACATAGTAGAACCGACCAAACTTCTCTTGTAGTTCCCGTTGTAGGCACTCGACAGGTGTTAGAACACTATCACTCCGTACCATATAACTATCGACATCAAGGCAAGCCCAACCGCCCCATAGAGCAACACTTTTATTAGACCTTGTAGTATCGGCATGATAAGTAGCAGGACTAATAAGCACAGAAGAATTACTTCCACCTTTTCTACCCTCCTTTTGGGATAGTTCATAAAGTAAGTTCTCAAACGTATCCCACGTATCAAACTCCATCCTCCGGTGAGTCTGGTTGTCAAACGTGTTCTTGAATATTGTAAGAGAATATTTCATTGTGGTATAGTAACAGATCGCGCAGGGTTTGTCAAGTACTAACTTCCAAATCAGTTTCAATCCAGACTCTAGCACCACAGGACAGTGGTTTGTCTGGGGAATAGACTACACGTGCGACCTCGTTGCCATCCGCATCACGGATGATGGCCGTATCGGTGTATCGATTGTTCTTATAGTCCTTCACGGTGATGACGGGTTCTCGGTCACCATGTTTCTTGTTAGAACGAATCTTATGCTGATTGACATGGATTCTTGTTTTCATCCGAAGAAGTCCTCCAGTGTTGCTTGGGGTTCAGCCGTCCATCCGACTGCGTCCAGAATGGGTGTTAATGGGTCAAGGAATGTCTTCTCGAACATCTTGTCATAGTCAATATACTTATCAAGTGCTAGTTCACGAGGCAGGTTGACCGGATAAGAGATGACATTCTCTTTGATAGGGTTAGGTGTCTTGAGATAGACGAACTTGACCTTCTCACCATTCTTCACGGTTTCATAACGAGACATGCCCTTGGTGTGGTGATTGTACAACAGAGCACCACGCACGTGGATGGGTGTACCCTTCTTGTATATCGCCTTACGATCCAACCACTTATCCACATCACTCACTCCACGAGGAAACGAGATATCCTCGGCAGGTAGTGCAGAGAACTCGTTGCGGAACTTGGTGATGAAGTTCTGGGTCTTGGACTCAGATCCATCAACCAGTATGCGGAACATCTCTTTCATCTTGTCACGCACCACCATCGGGGTAGATGACTTGATGGCCTCGATACCCATCATCTTGAGTTTGGGTTCTGCATACTGCACACCCTCAGAGTTGTGGACATTCAGGATGTACCGTTTCTTTGCCACCCAGATACCACGGTCAGCAATCACCTCGCGTCCCATCTCCATGCGGTTGACATACGCACTGGTATAGTCTGCAAGTTCTTGGTAGGTGTTCTTCAGTACCTTCTCGAAGTGATCAGCACTGATCTTGTCTAGGAACTTGACCGGATCTTTGGGATCAAACTTCTTGACCAACTCACCCATGTTGATATACAGAGAGTCGGTGTCAATCGCAATCACGTAATCATCGTCATCGGTAGATAGTAGTTTGTTCATCTCACGGTTGACCGCACGTTCTGCCCACTTGATAGACAGTTGACCAGCCAGAGTGATTGACTCTGCGACACGTTGATCGAAGTATCGGAACCACCGATTACCCAACGCACCATAGAGACTGTTCATCAGAATCTTGATCGACATCTGTTGATTGTCAAGAGTCGCAATCTTATTGGACAGAGTCTTACTGGGATTCTGTTCATACTCTTGTTGCGCCTTCAACATCTCATCTTTGATGGTTCGTCGTTCACTGTAGTACTGACGAATGACACTGGGGATCACACCCTCTTTCTCACGGGAGAACCTGACACCACTGGGTGCTAAGGCATACTTGCCATCGTGCTCAGTCATACCACGCAGCATATGTTCTACACTGGTGTGCACCAGACCATCTACCACGGTCTCAGGTGACATATTGTATTGAACAATGATGTTGGGATATAGGGAGTTCAAGTCGAATGAGGTTACCCAGTCGTGTGAACCTACTTGGGGTTCCTTCACATAACCACCAGCATAGTCACCCTTGGGCTTCTCAATCTTGGGTGGTACGACCACCTTCTTGTTGTGCAAGAGTCGATAGAGGATACTGTCCCAGATCGCAGTCGTACCTAGCACATCCTCATAGTTCACACCACCACGATATGCCATAGTCATTGCAAGGGTCAGGATGCCTAACTTCTCTTCGAGTTTGTCTACGAGTTCAACGTCCTTGATGTTGTAGTCAATGAACTTCTGGTGGTCTTCCTTGTACAGAGTGTACAGGTTACCGTGTTCCTCATAGGACAGTTTGCGTTCACCCAACACCACATGAGCAATGTGATCCAATCGATAGGACTCTTGCTGGCCCAGAGTGTTGAGAGTGAACTTGCGAAATAGATCATAGTAATCTAACTGAGCAATACCCATGATGTCATAGGTGTTGGTATCTTGCATACCAAAGTTATTACCACGAACTTTACGAGGACTGACCACACCCCACGGAGAGAATCGTTTGACCGACTCCTCACCGATGACCTTTCTTGTTCTGTTTACAAGATAGGGGATGTCAAATCCCTTGGTGTTCCAACCAGTCACCACATCAGGGGAACCATGATTCTGCCAGTAACTCAGGAAGGAATCAATCAGTTGCAACTCTGTGTCGCATTGGTTATAGATTGTATTCTCTTTAGGATTGTATTCACCCAGACCCCAGACACGGAAGAACTCCTCGTTACTGGCCTTAGTACAGATAGAGATGATAGGATAGTTTGCTTGGTCTGGTTCGGGGAATCCCTCGTCGGACTGTACCTCAATATCGATAGTAGATACGACGATCTGGTCACGATCAAAGGTGATGTCCTTGGGGAACTCTTGGGTGATGTATTGGTTGATGAAGTTGTTCATACCATAGACCTTCATGGTAGGAACGTGCTCGTATTGCTTGATGAAGTCGGTGGCATCCCGCATGGAGTCAAAGTACATGGGTGCGACTTGCTTGCCGTCTAGGGTTGACCACTCGGACTTACCGGACACATACATGGTAGGTCTGAAGGGTATGCGTCTCTTGACACGTTGACCGTCCTCATATCCACGATAGAGGAGTGTGTTGCCGTATCGTTGTACAGATGTATAGAAATTCATTATTACCTCATGATTAAGTGGACATTATACACGATTGTGCGGGTATTGTCAATCAATAATTTTGAAATATTTACTTCTCTCCCAAGGTAGTTTTGTCATACCATCGTGGTTCTGTGTGATGCCCATAGACTTAGAGATCACCTGAGTAGACGCAAGAGTGAACGGAGTGCTGGTAGTTGCCCGATTGTTGTAGCATTGCCGCAGTGATTCAGACGAACCACCCACATTCACATGGTCTGCATTGGGGTGGTGACACATCCAACGGAATCCAGTATTAGATGGGTTGTCTGACATATAGGTCTTGACCAGTCTCTCCATGCATCCGTAAGGCCCACCGTTCAAAGGGAACTCTCGTTGTAATAACAAGGAGGTCATATACTTTGCAGCATCTTCGGACACCGAGTAACAGGACATGAACAGTCCATGATTAGCATATGCCAGATTGTGTTCCATAGTGAAATCAAACTGTCGTTCAAACTCATCAGCATCAAGTAGATATGAATCATGTTCCATCACATAGAATCGCGGCCCACCCTCTGCTCGTTTATGTAAGAGTTGCCAGTGGGATATATCTCCTGCCCTTTCACTAGAACTACTTATAGATCCCCTTTGTAGTTTGTGTCGAAGGGGTTGCCAGTTGTACAGAGGTTCAAGATCAGCAATCGTATCAGGAGTGTAACATTGAATCACCTCAATGTCAAGGATATATTGCTTTGCCCAAGATTCTAGTGCAATCTCAGTGTATCTCACAGATACAGGATCGTCTAGGTTTGCTAACATGTATGCTTTCATAACGAGGTGAAGGGGCAGTTTCCCACCCCCCCTTTTGGTTTTAGACGATTAGTGGCTGGAATGCTAATACCATAGCACTCATTACTACTGCACACAATGTCAGTTCAGACTTTGAGATCAATTTCATTTTCATCCTCGTTAAACAATATTTATTTTACGAGGCTGCTTCTCTTCGGGGATTTCTAACTTCAGGGTTACTGCAAGAATACCGTCCTGTAGAGAGGCTCCAGTTACTTGGACATACTCCGATAATCGAAAATGACGTTTGAAGTTACGGGTAGATATTCCACGATGGATAACCTCCCTATCTTCATTATCAGATTCGCCCTTAATCGTGAGTGAACGCTCCTTCTGTTCTACGTGAATGTTCTCCTGTTTGAATCCCGCAACAGCAACTTCAATGACAAATTCTTCGTCCGACTCTTTTATAATATTATGAGGCGGATAGTTGTCATTAGCATGTTTCGTTGCGTATTCCAGTTCATTGAACAGGTGGTCAAAACCAATAAACGCAGATTTCGGGAAGAGTTGTTTACCTACTTTTAGGTTTGTCATGTCGCTTTATCTCCTATTGTTTTAGCAAGATGATATGAATACCCGATTGATTCGGCATATTCACATCTATATATACGATCCAATATCTCTAGACGAAATACGCAGGATCGCAATCAGAGTCACTCTCAAATCCAAATGAGAATGTCACTCGTGATACGGTGGGTTCAAGTTGATGCCATG